GTAAAAATACACATCTGGATGATTGGTCAGCAGCCAGTTGGTTGTATTGCTAACGCTCAATGCAGGGATTTTCTGGTAGTAGAGAATGCCGAGCGTGTAGGTGTCATCTGGCGAGGGGTACAGTTCGATGTCATCCTCAACGTGAGCGTAATACTTGGGCGCTCCACCTGCATCTTCAGCGGCTTCGCGTCTGTCTGCCATTGTTGCCATAGACGAAAGCTGCAGGTTTGTGGTGCCTGAGCCTGTCACCCATAACCGGATCGTCTCAAGCCAATCAGTAGGTCGTTGGGTGTATTGCCCTGAAGCTGAGAGAGTGTCCCGCTTTTCCATGCGCCAATGGCGAATATCACGATTCATCTGTGCTTCAGCCAGTGCGATAAATGTCTGCGCCTTCGTTGAAAGGTCATCGCGGTTTAACTCTTCTGCAATTTCAGTCTGCAGGTTTGCGTATGTGTCTAAGCTCACTTAGTAACCTCATCCAATAGCCCTAATGGCTCGTTATTGCGCTTTAGTGGTTTGATTATGTCTTCGTCAAATATGACAAAGTTTCTTGTTCCTTCCTTTGCGCCACGGCTTCCAGCGTCATAGTATTTGATTCCTGGAATACCTAATGAATTCAGCAAGGCAGACGTTTCCTCTGGAGATTTTGCAACAGGATTAACTCCCCGCATTATATTTTCACCAGTGTAGTCTTGTAATGCTTCAAGCCTTGAATCATATGTATTACCCATGTAAGACCAATAATCGCCACCATTATGCGAGACTGGCTGAGTATCCATCGCCTCTATAATGGTTTTATTGTTTGTTTGGCGGAGTGCTTTCCTTACGTTCTCAGGCTGCTCACTCAAAGGAGCATCCCAATCCAGCATCTTGGCTATTTGTTCGTCGGGCAGGTCTAGTTCGTAGAGGTGGCTTTCTCTAGCGGGTAAATATGAGTCCATTTTCTTATATGCGCTCATAGCTTCTGATGTCACTGTGCCATCTGGCTTACTGCCACGGGCAGCGGTAAGAATATCTGACTTAAAGCCCGAATCATTCTGATACTCTGCCAATAGGGGTTTATTCTTCATTTCAAAGTAAACATCATCAATAGTGGGGTTGTCGGGCAATCTCTGTATAATAGTATTAACATCGTCTCTCATGTCGTGTGCTAGCGCTTCTTGATATGATTCCGCTGTTCCCTTCTTCTCAGCAGCATAGAACCCATGCCCGTATGCCTGCGCTCCCTCACCAGTCCCTACCTTCGACAGATCAACCTTCGACCATTTGTGAGGAGAACCGTGAAATACCGTCATTCCTACAGGCATCGGAAGGTGTGCTAACAACCCACCTCCAGGCATCATTTCAGCGACTAACTCCTGCCCTGCTTGTGGATCACCTGCAATAGCCCTGTCCATCAAGCCTGTGTATCTGTTAATGCCCTCTTTGGCAATCTGCCCACTGCCCACCCGCTTGAGGTAGTCCATGAGTCCTGCATAAGATTGACCATAGATGGGATGATCATTCATTACTTACCCTTTCCTTTTCCGCGCCCCTTCTTCTTGCAGCCCATGTTATGCCCCTATAGAAATTTTGGATAGTATAGCAGATTATGCAATACCTTGCAGGTTTCTTCTAATCTTTTTACCCCACGACTGTGTGCGTTCAAACATCCCTGCGTGGTATGCCTGAGCCATCTGCCTGAGAGCGTCTGCAGCCTCCGAGTGACCGTCTGACTTATCCGGCAGGTTGAGCCATCGCTTCTCATTCTGTGACCACTTCCGACTGTACAGTTTCAAGTGCTCTAGTCCTGCCTCACACCTGTCCTTGTCGAAAACCATCATTGGGAACATATCCCTGGTTTGCTGAATGCCCCAATTTTGCTCCTGAATCCTTGGAACAATCACCCATTCTGTGCTTGGCATGAGCTCTTTGAGCATCTCTTGCGGTGAACGGTTCTCTGTCTGTCCCTGCCTTCTATGTCCGGCATCATGCGGTAAGTACATGGCCTCATAGACATAATCGAGGGATTTCAGCCACTTGACTGCGTGGGAGTAGGGCTTGCCCCATGCCTCGTAGAAGTCCACCACGTTGTACTGTTGCCCATGCTTCTGCACCACCCAGACCGCTGTACCGTCTGAGTTGCCTATATCCCAGAAGGTCAAACAAGAGATATTGTCCAGTCTAGGCAGTTGAATGATTCGATTATCATCCCTTGCCGCTGCGAGTTGTTCCTTGAAGTAAGCACCTTCCTTGTAGTCGAGGAATCCTCCCTCCCATATGTGATCGTAAGTCTCAGGGCGTTTTACTTTATCCTCTAGCCTTTCGTTCTCCAGGACTGTTGGAAACCACGGATTATCGCGCCAGTTGAGTTCGACTATCTTTGAGTCTTCAGGGGGATTAATCCTAAACCGTTGGTGAGTAGCTGAGAGTTTAGACTCTGGATTCCATGTCACCCATATCTCTGACCCTTCCTCACGCACTGTAGGGATTAGCTTTCGCCACGCCTCCTCTGATACGTTCTCAGCCTCATCTACCCATGCCAAGAGAATACGGGATTTCGATTTGATCGAGTCTAGTGAGTGTCTTAGCCCTGCGAAAGTGTAATTGATTCTCCCATCCTTAGACCGGACATACTTCTCTCCTACATCGTAGTAGGCTTTCAGGTCGGGGTTTTCGTTGATTGCTGCTTTGATCTCAGCTAATGAAGAGTCATCCAGGGAGTTTAGATGCTCACGACCACATAGAATCTGTCCGCTTATCCCTGCCTTACCGAATTGCATTCCCTTAACGCCAGTCATCTCAGCGAAGGTTCTGGTTTTCCCTGAGCCTCTTCCGCCAAAACTACCCCTGTATCTAGCGTCACCTAGAAAGACAGGAAGCAACTTGTCGGGGAGTTCAATCTCCCCCGACTTCTTCGCCATTCGCTGCTACGCCTTTTAGGGTGATTTCGCCTGTTAGTTCTAGCTTACTGGATGGAGTCATTGTCCCGTCTGATGAGGTGTTGTCTTGGTGTACCTTGTCTGAGTAGTTGTGATTAGCCATTGCGAGCTTTGCAATAGTGGGATTGAACTCACCTTGAAGTCCTTTTGTGAGTAGTACTTGCTCTTGTTTAGACATAATATCGTCTAACGTGTCGGAAAACTCTGGATGATCGTCCGATTTCCATGCGTAAACTGTTGATTTGTTTATCTTTAATGCTACTGCGAGTCCTGCATGGCTTGGTATAGCGTCACCGTACTCCTCATAGTTCTCCAGGTAGTCTCTTGCTACCCTTAGAATTTCCTTGTTGTACTTGGTTGGTCTTCCGCCTGCCATTTCCGAATATCCTGTCCCAGTTGTCTTTAAACTTCTTATCATCTACCTGTTGAGGTCGTCTGTCGTATCCTTTCCTGTCATTTCCTGCCTCAAATGGATGCTTTCCCATAGTGTTACATTATAGCATTATTCCTGCTCTCTGCGTAATGATTCCGCGCAATCTTCACAGATCACAGTGCCAGGATTCTCGATCTGCCTTACGCTGTCGATCAGATCACCGCACAGCTCGCAGCAATCCGCGCTGTCGAGCCAGTGCTCCTCTAATTCTACTCCAAGTTTCTCATAATCAATCATTAGTGATCTCCTAGACTTCGAACGTATTGCTCTTTTTGAGATTTTCCTCAGCGCTCAGTAATTGCAGGTTTTCCCAACAATGTAGACCGCAAACCAAAGGGTGTTGTAATGGGATTATGTGATCTACGTGCATTTGGCAGTGCTGCGCTTCCAAATATACGTCCTTGATTTCCTCTGTTTCTACCCATTTTGGTGTGGCTTGCAGTTTGACGGCTCTGCGTTTCGCAGCCTGTGCATTGTAAAGAGCCTTATTATTCACATAATATTTTTTCCCCCTCGCTGATATATATTCTTTATTCTTTTTTCGCCAGTGCATCTGATAGGCAGCCATTACTTCTTTGTTCTTTGCGTAATATGCTTTCCCACGAGATTTTATGGCTTCTTTGTTTTTTTCGCGGTAGATTTTCCCCCAAACAACTCTAATCTCCTTATTTTTTTCTCTATAAATACGGCAGTTAGTAGCTACTTTATCTTTGTTTTTTAGATAATTGGCCTTTCTTTGGGCGCTAGCACAAGCCTTACACTGTGCGCGTAGTCCGTCTTTACCGCGTGAGTCTTTATAGAAATCTGAGTGCGTTTTGCCTTCACCACATTTTTTACACGTTTTGATTCCATATTCTTCGTCATCTGGCTCTATATCGTCAATGTTCATCAATCCCCCTTGCTCAGTGAATTTACCAAAACCCTGATAACCGCATAGGAGGCAACCTCGTCAATCTCCCGAATCGCAGCCTCCCCTATCTCGTTGGCAGAGACAACCCCCTCTGTCGTGATAAAGAACTGGTCTTTCATTCGGCTCCCGAACTTGTCGAATAAATAAATTATATAACTGCCTGGTGCGTATTTATTCATTTGCTAGGATTACCCCCACCTTCCACCACAGGAAAGAGAGATAGACAGATCCTTGCACACCCTCTGTGCCGTTTTCATTGTCAACCCGATACAGGGTAACAGCGATGGTGGGGATTATGTAACAGGTGTGCGGCATGTGCATCTTTTTGAATCTCGCTCTAGTCACTCTTCCCCCTTCATCATTCGCTTAACCTCTGCCCGATAAAAATCCCTTATCTCTAGCAATTCCTCCTTGGTGTACTTGCGTATTTCGTTGTCCTCCTCGATCCCCCGTACTATCTCGCGCCCCATTCTCCCGATTAAGCCTAGACGATATTCTATCAAATTGCCCGATAAATGCTGATTACAGGGTACGCATTGCCCGTATATCTGAAATTCGTTGAACCGCAAGTGAGGGGCTGCCCCTGTTGACCTGTAATGGCCTGCATCGAACTTTCTCCCTGCGAGTGGTGTCCCGCATGAGATACACCCCTGATTTGCGTCCCTAAGCCTCACATAGGCGTTTATTGCTTTTTGTGCATCCTTGGTATAGTCAGAGAGAGTTTTTAGCTTCTCGCGCCTCCTGCGCTTCTCTCGCCGCCATTCCGTTGCCTTTGTCTGCCGTGAATACGCAATCCCGCACTTTGGGCTGCACACCGCTTGGAGCGTTGAATGTGTTTTCTCAAATACCTCTTTACAGACACGACACTTAGGCATCCGCAACCCTTCCATGGTTTGCATGAAAGCCATACTTAATCTCAGCCGACTTTCTTACACAACAAGCCTCAAAAAAATCTGCGTAACACCCCAAGTATTTATTTTTTATATTCACCCTCCATTTGTCTACTTGGTCATGCCAACCGACGCCCTTGATCCCTGTTTTATTGTCTGAACCTAAACAAGCGTTTCGGCAATTTTCGGCATGATTTACCACACGCAGATTTGATATCCTGTTGTCATCTTTAATTCCGTTGATGTGATCTATCTGGTTTTCTGGTGTGCTGCCGTATACGATCAACCACGCCAGTCGGTGGGCATAATACTGTTTCCGTTTATAGGCAATAATCACGTAGCCATCACTTCGTATTGCTCCGGCAGTGCTACCAACCTCAACACGGCCATTTACATACTTCTTCCATATGAAAACGCCTGTTTCTTGGTTGTACTCTAGTAATGATTTTGCTAATTCTTGATCCATAAAAACCTCAGCTGCATCTGATTGTGCGTCTGCTCAAACTTGGCTTTACACACCTTGCAGACTCTCACTAGATATTCCCTGATCTGCGATTAGCGTTCATACTCCGCCACACCTCAATGACAGCCGCCTCTGTCGCCCTCTTGTTCCTCAGCAGTTCGTAATCTGCCACAGCATTCTCATAGTGATTGCACCACTCCAGATATGCCTCGCTTGCGTGAGCCTTGGCGTCCCTTTCCGCTACTGTGCCTTGGTGCTTGAGCAGTTCAATCGCTAGGACGGTTTTCTTACTGGCATCCAGTCTCGCTACATATGCCTTCGCTTTTGCCGCTTCCTCGTCTGTCTCTGCGAGGTAAGTGAGTGCTTTCTGTAATCTGTCATCGCTAATCATCTGTGCTGATACCTCGTTGCGTGTGCCGGTACTGGCATCTGGTGAATAAACTGGATTAGCTCCATTTTCACCTCTTCTTCTTTCTTCTTGTACAGTGCGCGTCTTGCATTGCGCTTGTC